TCCCCCACGTCGTCAAGGCCGGACTCGGCTATAGCCTTCTGCCCCAACCTCTCGCTGGCCTCTCTGGGGGCCGCTATAAGGTCCCTTAGGCCCTCTCGCGCGCCTTTCCTCCCAAGTGACTCCGCGGCCTCGCGGCCAGCGGCCTTGAGTAGACCGCCAGCGCCAAATGTGGCCAAAGAGGCCGGGTCGGTTAACTGCACTGGCAAGTCAAGCGCGAACTTGGACACTCCCGCGGCCATCTCTCCGGCAGGCTCCGCGGCCCCACGTAAATAACCCTTGCCCACCTCGCCAACTGGTAGCACATCAGCAAATTTCTCTATTCCAGCCTGAGTGGCGCGCCCTACGGCCCCGCCCACGACGCCCGCGCCCTCACGATATCGCTCGGTGAACCCGGGGGCCACCCGCTCAAGCACGGGGGTTATCGCCTCTCTGGCCACCTTCATGGGGCCCATGGCGCGCTCGGCCCACTTGGGCGTGATGGGGACCTTCTTGCCGAAGACCTCCATCCGCTCCTGCTCCGCGGCCTGACCAGCCTCAACCAGTTCCTTGTTCTCGTAATCCGAAGCCGACTTTATGAACCTGTGCTTTAACTCGGGAACCATCAACTTGGGGTCGGCCTTGGCCGCCCCGGCGTAGAATAGTTCCCTAATCTTGCCCCGAACCTCGGGAGATTTGGACTTATACGCCTCGCTGTCGGCTATCTCCTGCCAAGAAAGAGGCTCCCCCCTCTCGGGGAAAGGGAGTTTGAACAGGTCTAAGTCGCTCATTATTTGTTCTCCGGCCTAAGGAGGTCCATGAGTTGCGAAGCCTCGGACGGGGGCTTGGCCGCGGGGGTCAGTCCGCCGTGTTTCTTGCGGATGGGGGCAGAGAACGACTCCAACTGGGAGAGGGAGTCCTCCCACTTAGAGCGCGCGACCTCCGCGGCCGCATTGTAGCGCGCTATCTCATCGGTCCTGACCGCCATAGAGGCCGCATTGAGGTTTATCTGGTACTCTTTCAGGGCTTGGTCGGTCTGGTCCTTGAGGGTCTTGTAGGCCAACTCCTGCTCATAGTCGCGCTTTTGGCCAAGGATAACATTGTACCTCTTTTGGGCCTCGCCAAGCATGGCCTGCTTGTGGGCCATATTCTGAGAGAGTTTCTCTTTCTCAAAGCCCAGTTTTGCCTCGGCCAGGTCGGCGCGCGCCTCCTGAGCCCCAGAGGCCATACGTTCCGACGCCTCAAGGCCGTAAATCTTGCCCAGGGCGTCCCCTAAGCCGCTCCAAAAATAACCACGTCCCTTTGCCGCCATATTACCTCCCAAAAGCGCCGAGCAGGAACGGCAGGGCCGCTCCGCCAACGGTCTTGGCTATATTCTTTTTGCTAAGTATGTTGCCGCGCATTTTGCCGAACATATAGGCGGGGATAGCGCTGGAAGCAAGGGCCGACCAGCCGCTCTGCCCGGGGGCCATTAGGCTTGAGGCTAAACCGCCATATGCACCTCCCAACATGCCGGACTTGGTCCCCGCGCCGCCACCAGCGAGGGCCGTGCCGAGGACCGCGCCGCCAGCGATGGGAAGCACGTTTTTAGACAGCCCGGCCTTCATGGTGTCCCACTTGGAAAGCGCGGGAGCCGCGCCCGCTCTGGGGGCTACGGAGCCGGGCATGCGGGCCATGGGGTCCAGATCAAGCCCCTTATACCCGGGCGCGGTCTGCGCTGGGGCCGGAGCCGCAGAAGACGGGAGCGCGGGACGCTCGGACAGGCCCTTGGTGAGTTTAGAAAACCCGCTCTCGGCGCCTTTTTCGGTCCCGTATCGGCCCATGAGGCCGTAAGCGCCCAACTGGCCAAGGCCGGAGTACATGGACGCCTTCTCCTGAGACTTGGCGGCCTCGGAGGCCATCTTGGACTCATGTTCGCGCTGTTTGGCGGTCTCGGACTGGCGCAGGCGTATCTCTGCGGCCTCGGATTCTATGGCCATCCGCTCCTGCGCCATGGCCTTGGCGAGGTCGTCCTCGGTTATGCCGGAGTGGGACAGGCCCCTCTGGGCGGCTATGGCCTCATACTGAGCCTTGAGTTTTTGATAGGCGGCCGCGAGGCGCGCCTGAACCCACTGCTCAGACCCAGCCTCATACTGCGTAAAGTCTCCCATAGGCAGGAGGTTCTGGGTGTCGGACACCGACGGGGTGCTGGCGGGCTTAAACCCGCTGGTTGACGTCGTCTTGGACGCGTACTGAGATTCTGGAGCCGTTATCGGCATACTGCCTCCTAGTTCTTCGCTTTGCCTTCCAGCGATTTTCGCAACTGTCTGAAAACCTCTGCGGCCTTGTCTATCTGGTCGGCCATTGTGACGCGTTTGGGCTTCTTAGCCTTTGGCTTCATACAACTTGCCGTTTGGTGCGATAAAAGACATCCCCACGATGTTGACCACGTAATCCTGAAAGTCCCCGTTGCTTTTTACGTATCCGCACCCAAAAGAGTTTATCCACCTATTCGTTGTCCCCCTCAAATAAGACGGGGCCCTGTCGCACATACACCCTATAGACTTTACCTCACAGATGTCCCCAGAGTCAAGGGGTGAGGTAATGGTGTATGTCTGGTTGGTGTGATGGTGGAAGGTCCGTATATTTCTGCGGCACCTGAGGGAGATTGATTTGGTGTAGTGGTCTCCGCCATATCCTTCCCCATGTATAAAATACAGTTTGCCGAGTTTATAAAAACCCCCGTGGCCCACAACCTTGTACCCGCGCTTCTGGAGCATGAGTTCCGACTGTATCTCCACTCCCTCGTCGTGGTATTGCGGATATTCGCAGTAAAACTTATCCAGACGCTCCTCGTGGTTCCCCAGTATGAGGACCTTGCGGCAGTCCTCGCCCGCGGCCACGTCTATCTCGTCCAAAATAGAGTTGCATGTCGCAATCTCGGCCTTGATGTCCTTGAGGCACTTGTCTATCCCTATGAGGCCGCGCCTGTGTTTATTGAACCGGGAGATGGTCTCTAGGTCCACAAAGTCCCCGCCTATTATAAGAAAATCCGGCCTAAACTCCCGTATAAAAGGCAGGATAGCCCTCACGTACTTGGGTTCAGAGTGGACGTCACCGAAAGCGACGAACCTACTTATTTTTCTTCCGCTTCTTTGACTTCTCAAGAGATATCCGAGACCCATACACCGGGTCAAGCCCCCTGATTGCCTTGTTCACCGCGTCTGCTATAACCTTGACCTGTTTCTCCCCGACCTGATACATGGTGGGGGGCGAGTCATCAACGGCCACGGAGACGAACCCCGCTGTTTCGTATATGTCAAGGCATATCGTGAGCGGCATATTAGAACGGTATAACCAGAAAATACGCGGGCTCGTCAGAAAAGGCCCAGTTGACACCCATTATCCCACTCTTTTTCCCCACGTTGGCGCACTCCGGCACATCCTTCCCCCACTTGGCGGAGTGGGACATCTTGCCCGACGGGTATATGACCGCCACGTGCCCGTTGGGCTTGGCCTTGGCCCCCGCTATGATGATGGCCCCGCGGGCCGCCCACTCGCAGGCTTCCTTTTCGTCACATTTAACCGCGTAGTGCCCCGTCTCAAGGCGGTTTACGATGTCGTTGGCCATCATTATCCCGTGTTTGTCGCGGGCGACCCCACTCCCCATGGCCATGCAGATTGAGTCTACCGCAAAATTGCAAAACGTGAGGCCGCTTCTGGGTTGAAACGCTCGGTCAACCACAGCGCGGTCACACGCCTCTTTAAGGCGCTCTCTGTCTGGCCTATACCCCGCCATTAGCCTTGCCGGACTCTTTCTTTATCTCATCGGCCACCTTATCAAAGATGTCCTTATAGCCGAGCAGTTTATCAAGGAAGGCGAATCCGCCGAACCCGCCCACGGCCGCCACCACGGGCTGATAGACGTCCTCGGGGACGAAGCCCATCACGTAGGCCACGGTCAGAGCCGCGACAACGATAGCGGAGGTCTCGGTCCGCCACCCAGTGAGTTTCTGGAACATCTTAACCAACCACCCCAGAACGAACTTATTGAGAAGAAACTTCATGACTACCGCCTTTGCCTTTTCCACGATTCCTCCTAAGCCTCTTTTCTATCCTTTCCAGTTGCTTCGCCCTTATGTGGGCCATTTTTGCCGCCAACGCGCGCGCCGCTTTTTCTATCCGGTTCATTGCTCCACCCCGGCAGGGCTATTTTGATGGATATCCCCCTACTTAGAGCGAATCGCAACAGCCCCCTTAATATTGTTATCATTATATCATTTATGGCCCATCTTTTCAAGGGCTACCACATTTTGGCCACTATAAACACAAACACGGCCCACAGGACCCACAACTGGAACTGAGCCCCCGGAATCCCGTTCCCGTCTTTCCATTTTCGTATCTTCTCTACGCATTTAGAGAGCGCGTTGAGTTCCTGAACCGCCATTATAAGCAGTTCTCTGTCGGTTTTGGCGTCCAAGTCTATCTTGTTGTCGCTCATATCTTCCTCGTCCTCGCCTGTATCTCATAGCGCCCGTTGGACAGCCAGCCGGCCTTAACGCGGAAGTCCCCCCACGGGTAGAGCGTAAGCCCGAGCAGTCGTTGGACCACTATCAAAAAGGGCATGGCGAAAAGGAGGGTTAATACCATATTGTGACCACTCCGTTACCGCCGGCCCCGCCGTTTGAATCCCCTGCGGTTCTTGACCCGCCGCCGCCGCCGCCGCCAAAAATGCCCGCTTCTCCTGCGGCGTTATATACCCCACGCCCGCCGCGTCCCACTCCACGCCCGGAAGCACCACCGACTGCGCCAGGGGCATATCCATTAGACACTAAGGCTATTTGACCCGAGGCCCCGTAATAGGATTCGCTTACACTTCCCGAGCAAGCACCCCCTAGCCCCGGCGTTGACGGGGCATTGTCGGCGTAGTAAGTCGCACCGCCGCCGCCTCCGGCGATAATAGAGTAAAAAGTGGTATTTCCTCCGAGGGACCCGGAGCCTAGCACCCCTACTCCACCGACGCCCCCGGCTCCGATTGAAAAAGAAACCGAGCCTCCGGGGGTTGTCGTTGCTATAAATACGCAAGTGGCTCCACCGCCGCCACCGGACCCTGCGATGTAGTAAAACCCCTGCGAAGCCGCACCGCCGCCACCCCCGGCGGTTATGACGGCCTTAATTTTTGTAACCCCCGACGGTACGGTCCAAGTATTGGCCCCCGACGATGTAAAGGTCACAAAGTTCTGAAACCCCGCACCCGTCACGCTCCCCGTGAAAGTGTTAGCTCCGGTGAAGGTGTTATCCCCTCCGATAAGCAACGACGACGAGGATATGGCTACCGTCCCGACATGGCCGTATTTAATCATGTAGGCCACGGCCACGTTCTTGGGGCGGGTTTCGGTGGAGATACGAGGCGTGCCGTTGGTCCCGTCGTTTTTGCCCACAGAAGATTTTCCGGCATAGGCGCTATACGGAGCTGAGGCAAACTGGCCTGCATTTCCGGCGGGCTCGTCGGCTACTTCTCCGTATCTCGCCCCGAAATTAGAAACAACGGCTGTATAATGAATATGTCCCTGTAGCGTGTCTGTCTGTGTAGAGCCCACGACCCGGTTGACGTCGGGGTCGCTCCCGTTAAGGTTCCCTAAAGCGCCCCGTGCGAACATTCCCCGGAAGTCCGGCAGTTGGAACACGGCGGGCGACCCCGTTACCGTGTAGGTGGAATACCTATGTCCCGTCACGGCGAACAACTGCGAGTAGGTCGTAGTGGAAACATAGGACCCGTCGCAGTATAGGTAGCCGTCCGGGGCCGTCGTCGTGGAATACTGAATTATGGAGCCTATCGGGAGGCCGTCTATAACCGCCGTGCTATCTACTACTCCGCCACCTCCGCCATTGAGCGCATAGGTCGCCGTCGCCACCCATAGCGGATAATAGCCCGTAGCCGTGGACTGGATAACGCCCGTCAGGTTGGAGCCGTCGCCGTAGAAGGCGGAGGCGGTTATAGAGGAGGTAAAAACCGCTCCCCCGTCTACATTGACCTTGTGAGTGTTTGACGCCCCTCCGCCGACCAAGACTTTGCTCGCAGATAGGGAGGCCAAATACGTATCGCGCCAAGTCAAAAGAGAGCCGCTTGTCCCGCCGACCTGTAAGTCCCCGCTTTGGATAATCAAAGCCCCCGTCATGGTGTCGCCGGTTTTGAGGACGTGATTAGCCGTCACCGTGGAGAGGTCCACCGAGCCCGTAGGGACCGTACCCACCAACTCCCCTGCGGGCAATGATGTAAGCCCCGCGCCGGAGCCGTAGAACCCCGCGCCTACGGTCACGCTGGACGAGAATACCCCGCCGCCGCTTACATCAAGGGTGTGGGTCGGCGCTGTTATTTTGCCCAGCGAAAGCGCGTGGCCTATTCTGTTGTGTCCGTGTTCTGTGGGATAGGCGCTCAGTAGTATGCGCGCCGCGGGATTCCAGTCGTAAAGCGTCAGGGCCGCGCCGCCTATTCCGGTCTGCCCTGTGGTCAAATCGTACCTCTGCGTTGAGTCTATGTACCCATAGACGTGTCGCGTATTCGAGCCGCTGTTAAGGGTCAGATTTCCCGTCATCGTGTCCCCGGCGCGATTCACCTTGGCCGCTTCTATGGCGCCAGTGGATAATTCTAGGTCCGCTATAGCCGCCGCGTTGGTCCCGGTGCTTACCGCGATGGCCGCGTCGGCTATCTGCCTATCGCTTACCTCGGTGGCTAAATCTTGGGTCAGGACTCCAGTGCTCACCGCAACGGCCTCTATACGCGCCCCCGTAGTCGCTATGGCGGTGTCGTACTTAGTGATGGTAATAGCGTCGTACACTCCAACTTGCACTGCGGCCGGGTATACCGAGTTAACCGCCACGGATGAGGCGACCACGGTAGAGCCGAGAGCGCCATAGATAGTCCCGGTGGAGCGGATGTCTCCAGCCACGTCAAGGCGGTAGGCGGGGGAGGCCGTTCCAATGCCCACTCTAACGTCCCCGGTGCTGATATAGATAGTGTTGCCGGAGGCCGCCACGTTTTCCATTACGGCGCGGCGAGTCTGGGCGTCCGCGAGGGCCGGGGCAAGCAGAAGCGCTATGGCTAATTTTATCATTTTCATAGTATAGCAAATTATCTGTTATTTTTCAAGCGGGAGCCGTGGTGACAGCCCCGTCGTCATCCACCCCCAATTCCCACGCCGTGCCCAAAGAGTCTACCAATATTATTGAGCGAGAGAAGGTCATAAACGAGTATTCGTTTGACACGGGCGCAGTCGTGGGAACCCCGTCCGAATCCACCCCTATGGCGAAAGTGCGGCCGTCGGGGGAGATGAGTACGCAGGAGTAGGGTACCGCGGTGGTGGTGAGGGCCCCGGTGTTGTCAATGCCAAGGATATATCTGCTGTTGTTGGGCGAGAGAAGCCCTATCCCAGCCGACACCATGCGCCGGATAAGGCCCGGCGGGAGCCTTTTTGCGTCTGGATGGGACCCCGTATGTGTGTGGTTCTTGAAAATGGTGAACAACTGGTTGACGTCCATTACGTCCTCCGTTGCCACATCATGTAATCCATGGTCCAACCCGTAAGGTTGGTTATGCCCTCGCTTATTTTGGCCTTAAACTCCACGGATATATACCGGGCCCTTTTTGAGAAGGCAGAGGGGAATAAGACCCTCTGATTGAGCAGAAGGTCGGACGTGACGCTGGTCTGGGTTGTAAAATCGTCTGTGTATCTCAGAGTCAGGGTGGCCGCTAGGCCTTGCCCCCCTATGATGTACATATCGCCCCCTACAACGGCGGAGCCGCCCCAATACCTGTCGGTTATGATTTCGGTCTTAGCGGTCCAAGAGTTGCCCGCAGGGTCATATAAGTACGAGGTCCGGGTGGCAGACGCGTCCCAAAACCCACCCGTCACGTATATATCAGAACCTATGGCTCCGGCAAAATGCTCCATCTTGGCCGCGGGCATGTCGGCTATTGCGCTCCAAGAGTCGGCCCCTATGTCGTATTTGTAGCCCCCCGCGCCCAGAGGGGACCCCCCTATCATGTACAGCGCGCCGCCAGACTCAGTGAGGGTGCCGAGGATGTTGCCCGCCCCCGGGTGAGAGGTCAAAGAGGCCCAAGCATCGGACAGCACGTCATACTCCTCTAGCGCGCTGACCTTTAATAGCGCCGTGGTCTGGCCGCCCACTGCGTATATTTTGCCGTTGTAGTATTCCGCCATCAGGAAGTATCTGGCAGTGGGCATGGGGGCCATGGTCGTCCACGTGTCTGTTGATGGGGTGTACCTGTAGACCGTATCTCGCGCGGCCCCACCATCGGTGGAGCCGCCGATAATATATATATGGGTCCCGTCCGTCGCAGAGGCCCCGAAGGCTATAGGTACAGGCATGGCGGTCTTGGTGGCCCAAGAATCGGTAGAGGGGTCGTACTCCTCCACCACATCCAAATATCCATCACCGGAGGCGTCGTATCCGCCTATAGCGTATATTTTCCCGCCCACCGTCTCTACGTGGACTCCGCGCCGCGGATAAACCATGCTCTCAAGCACGGCATAGGAGTCTGTAGCCGACTGGTATTTGTGGTTGCGATTGGTGGCGGTTGACGAGGACGCTATTGCACGGCCATACGCCTGATAGTATCGGGGTGTTTTGAGGCGCATGGGGTCCCCGAGATTGTAGAACTTAGTCTGATAGACCCAGTCCACCAGATTGCCGTCGTCGCCTACGACGCCCTCTGCTGTGGTCACGTCGTGCTTATAAACATACCCGTCTATGTTAACAGAAATTATAGCCTTAGCCCCGCTGGCCTCATGATACTGGGCCATGTGCCGAGGCGTGTAATTTGCTCCCGACCCCATGTAAAACAGATACTCGCTAATTGCGGGGCGTCCGCTCTCGTCCTTGTTGAGGAGGTCGTGGACGAAAACGCGGTCATGCTCTCCGTCCCCGTCTGAGTCCATTGAAAACCACATCTGGTTTTTCTTAAAATTGTACGCGGCCGACGGGCGGTTGGCCAACGTGGGGTCTATTTTGGTTATGTCGGCCTTGTAGTTGTAGGTCACATAGTCGGACACGAATTGGGGCCTCAGGTCTGAGCCTATATACGAGGCGCCGTTGTGCCCCAGAAACCACAACTCATTGCCAGCGCTGGCGAGGCACCCGTCGGATATGAGGCCCTCGTTTTGGGCCAACTGCGTCTGAGAAAAGTCGGCGGTGCTGGTGCCAGAAATGGCGTAGATTGAGTTACGCTTGAAGACGACAAGGTGGCCATAGGCCAGACCTATGCCTGTTATTTCGTCTCCATCGGTCAGGCCGCCTATTATGATGTAGTTGTTGCCCGGCCAAGAATCCGGGTTGGACGATTCGCAGAAGTACAGTTTGTTAGTCCCGTCTCCAGCGGCGAACACGTAATTGTTCCACACTACCAAAAATCGGCACCCCTTGGGCGGGCTCCCGCCAAGTGGGGCCCCAGTGAAGTTAGCCCCATCGTAGGAAATCTTAAAGGGGTCGTTGGTGCCGTCAAAACCGATGACCATGTCGTTATAAAAGTCCATGTTCACGCGATTATCAGCCGGGGCAGAGCGGGCGGGCAGGGTCCCGCTGGCGTCAACCCACAGGTCCCCGACCCCACCAGCGTGGGCAAATAGCCCGGCGTCGGGGGCTACTATCACGGCCCACCCCGCAGAGAACTTGGCGTGGAAAAGGCCGTGAGTGGCCACGGTTAGATTGTATGGGTCTAAAAAAAGTTTCTTGGTGCCATCTCTGGGAGTTAGGGCCCCAGAGGCCGCGTTGAAAATAACGTTACGGCAGACCATGGCCTGATTGGTTTTGAGTTCAGGAGGGGATATGCGGGTGTTCCAACCCCCGCCTAGGTCGGTGTGGAGAGGGGTGGACAGGAGAAATTTATTCCTGTAATTGCTTACGACCTCGTCCGCTTTCATTAGAAAGAGTCCTCAAGGAATCCCTCTACGAACTCATGCCCGCCTGTGTTAAGGCGGCCCAGATTACCGAGTATGCGATTAAGGCGCGCCTCAGATGACCGAGCATAGTTCTCATAGTCGCCGGAGGGCCCCTTTGAGAGCGCGTAGTAGGTGGCCTTGTCTATAATATACCCCATGTGCGGGTTGAGGAACAAAACCTCATCGGAGTCGGAGGCGTAGTCCGGCAGAAAACTGTGGTACTTGGCCTCTATCGCTATGCCCCCGGGGAACGTGGGGGATATGGTCAGATGGAACGCTTTATTGGTGTCGTCCATGTTCTGGAACACATCAAAAAGCACGTCCGGGGGGGCGCTTGAATTTAGGGGGTCCCACCCTACTATAAACTCAAAGGTGGACAGGTCTTTCGGGGAAAACGTGGTGGACTCATATCCAGAGGTGGTGGCCCGGAGCGACTTGAGTCTGGAAAAATCAGAGGGCAGGGCCTTGGTCTTTTCGTTGGCGGAGAAAGACAGGGTCGCGGTTTTGATAAAGATGTCCTTCTTCAACGTCATTATAGCGTTGAAAAGGTCGTCTTTGGCGTCGTTTATGTAGGAGTTGAGTTCCACGTCTGACCAGAAGCCCTCCGTGTCCTCGCCTATGCGATACCTAATCCTTGTCCGTATCTGAGAGAGATTCATTAAAGCCTCCCATCGGGGAAAGCGCGGGAGCCGCGGTTGGACACATAGTCGTATATCTCCCCGGCCTCATATGCGGCCCTATCGGCCTTCTGGGCGAGGGCCCGGGCCTCTGCCTCATCCTCCCGCTTCTGCGGGGCATACATCAACTCTTTTTCGTCGCGATATCTGCGCGCATCCATCCGATACAACTCGTGCCACAGTCTTTCATCAAGGTGGCTGGTGTACATTATCGGGTAGTGGCAGTCGTGGTATTGGATATACCTGTCAGACAACTCTGGTATACGCCTCTCCTCAAAAACCCCCGGCGCGGCCTGAATAAAGCGTATCGGCTTCATCAGACCGCGCCTATCCTTGGCTTTCCCCTCAAGAATCCACTTCCGGCGCTCGTAGGACCACCTTACACGGAGGTTCTTATCAAACGCCTTGAGGCGGCGAGAAAAGCCAAGGGGCGGGGTTCTCATGGGTTACTCGCAGGCCGCCGACTTGTTGGTTATCAGGGCCCAATCGCCCACCGCTGTTCCGGTGGATATACACACGCCTGCGGTGGTGCAATCGGAGCACGGGACTATGCCGACCTGAGTGTCGGACGGGTCCAGCGCCACAATCTCAGCCGCGGTGAGCGCGGTCCCGTTGTACGACAGGACGCCCGCGACGTTCTGGAGACGCACGGGAGCGTAGCCGGGGTCGTTAAGGACCACGGTGGGCTTGGTCGCGTTGACGCCAACGCGGACCGTAGCCATAGACGAACTGGAAACGGCCACATTGGTCGCGAACACATTGGTGGCCCTATCCAGAGCCTCAACCTCCGCCTGCGCGAACGCAAACGAGGTGGTGGCGCACATGCAGAGCGCCAGAAGTATCTTCTTCATTATTTCTCCTCCTTGTCTTTCTTCTGGGCGCTTTTTTCGGCGCTGTTTTTCTCAGCAGGGGAAGGGCTCTGGGCCGGGGCCTTGGGGGCCGCCATGGTGCCGCGCTTGAGGTTGCGGTCTCTGAGCATTATCTCCTGCGCTATGTCTTCCGAAACCAGCACGAAGCCGCCGGGCATGATGAGATATTCTTTGGCGTCGTACATGGTCACAGATTTGGTTTTGCCGGGATTCTCCACCCGGACTATCCCCACGCATTTGGTGCCGGGGTCGGCCTTCATTTCCCCCTCAATTTTTTCCACGGGGATGATGTGAAGAAACCTGTCTCCCACGGGGGAGAACACGCTGGCGTCAGAAAGGTGTTTGGCTATCTCAGAGGCCACAAGCCTCATGTCGCCGGGGGCGAAATCGTAGGCTCTGCCCGCGAACATCCCGGTATAGTGCTTCTTGGTCTTGTTTTTAATCCCTACAAGTATCATCTCGTCTCCTTGTCTAGTATCGGGGGCGGGTTTTTACCCCGCCCCCTCTACCAGTTCAGACTACACGTTCTGTATGCTCTCCAGCGAGTCGCCCGTGGCGAGATTTATCCCACTCATGACGAAGCACGTATTGGGAGCGTCGCAGACGTAGTTGTCAAAGACGCGGTAACGAGCCTCGTACGCGTCCTTGCCAGCCACGCGCAGGAGAATCTTCCCGTCGTCGTCCGCCCACTCACCCTCGGTCAGGTGGTAGCGGAACATCTGCGAGTCGTCCACGCCGAATATCATCCCGTAGGGGCAGTCCCTATCGGTCTTCATCGGGACCTCGGCGTACTCTATGTCAAAGTCCAGAGCCGCGCCCTTGAAGCCGCCATCCGGCTTCTTGGCCCACTCGTTCTGGTACTGGCGGAACGAGGAGAGCAGGGCGAGGTACGCCCGACGCACCGAGTGATGGGCCCACATGGCCTTTATGGAGCCATTGCCCTTCTGTTCGGCGGCGTCAAACGCCTGCTGGATTTTGGTCAGCGACAGGTCGCCAACGGGACTCGCGGCATGCGCCTTGAGGATGGGGTACGTGGTCCTGCTGTTGCCGAAGTAGGTGGCCACGTAAGTGCCATCGTCTATGAGACCGGGGAGGCCCATGACTTCCTTGCCGTAAGCGGTGTCATCCACGGAGGTGCTTCCCGTGGTGGCGCACCGAACGACGAACACATTGTCGTCCAGCGTGACCGCGCTGTCCACGGTGATGGACGCGAGGTCGGCCGCTATGGCGGTTATGGTGCGAACCGCCACCAGAACGCCCGCGGCGCTAATGAAGGCGATTATGTCCCCGACGCGCAGGAAGCGCGCGCCGTTGTTGGCATTGGCGAAGCCGCCGGAGGCGTCAACCGTGACCGTGGTGGAGTTAGTGATGGCTCCGTTCACGAGGCACAGTATGCCGTTGCCGTAGGACCATAACTGACGGTTGATTTCCCGGCCCACGTCCTTGGCGCTCCTGCTGATTTCCTCGTCAACCGCCTTGCGGAAGGCGCCCTTGGAGGTCTGCGACTGCTTCATGGCCTGCGAGGTTAACTGAATCCGGCCGTAGTTGAAACGGAACGGGATGGCCATGCTGATGTACTGCTGGGCCCCGGCGGTGGGGAGGTTCGCGCCCTCAGCCACGGCACCGACGCCGACGTTGCGGCCGATGTGAAGCGGATAAACGACCTGACGGCCGTCCACGCTCATATCGCCACCGGAGCGCTTCTGGAAGTGCTCCTTAACCTTCACCCGCTGATTGACGAGTTCCGGGAGTTTGTCAACGTAAAACTCCTTGAGGACCTTATCAAACGTACTCGTGCTCTGCATATCTTGTCTCCTTGCTGGCTTGGTTACTCTGCCCTAAGTTTGGCCCAAGCCGCGTCCAGCCGCTCCTCATCAGAGAGTTTCCTCTCCTTTGAAATCGGGGCGGGTATTCCGCCAGTCGGGAGGGGCTGTTGTATCTTCTCCACTTTGGCCTTTATGCCGGAAGCCTCGGAGACCTCTTTCTTCGCCAGTTTGGCGCCGAAATTCTCCTGCAACCGCTTAATAGCCTCACCGATGACTCCCGGGTCGCGGTCAATGAACCGCTCATGGAGTTCCTCGTTGGTGGATATCACAGACGCCACAAGGTCCAGAAAACCCTTCTTCTGGCCTTCGTCCTTGACGCCGATGGTGTCGCAATACTTCGCGACCTCATCCTCCATCTTGGACACGTAGCGCTGATTAGCCTTCTCCTCTCTGGCCCTATACGCTTCTATGACGCTGAGATGTTCGTCGGAGAACTTGTCAAGTTTCCCCAGACCGGGAACAACCTGTTTCAGGTAATCCACGAACTTCTTATCGTCGTCGGATAGGGCTGGCGCGGCCTGTTCCTCTTTAGGAGCAGGCTTTATTTTGGCGCTTAGGTCCTCGTATTTACCGAGTGACTTATAGCGCTCATACTCCTTTTTCATGTCGGACATTTCCTTGGTCCGCATGTGGAGTATTTTGTTTACTTCTTCTTCCGTATACGTCTTGCCCCCGGCAGTAACGCCGCCGTCGGTCGTCGGCTCGGGCTTGGACTCAGGTACGGAAACCTGTTCCTCAGACCCGGGCTGGCTTTCGGTGGAAGGCGTCTCCACCTGTTCTTTTACGCCCTCTGCTTCTTCCATTATGCCTCCATTTGAGGGGCGGCTCCCTGAGACATCTGCATGTTGCCCATCTGCTGGGCGAACATCTGCTTATGCTCAATTATGTGCCGCTCCCACAAAATTCTCATCTCGTCCTGCAACTGCCAGAAATCCTCCGACTTGGCGAATTTCATGTGCATGGAGAGGTGGACATGGTGGTTGTCTATATCTGCTCGGAGTCTGGTTATGCCAGACTCAAGAAATGTTTTTTCCTCCCTGATGGCGTCGTTAACGTCGTCCTCAAGGGTCTTGGAGAAATCTTTGGCATGAAAACTATCCATCAGTTTCATGCGCGTCGCGATATCGCTGGGGTCTATAAGGCCGCGCTCCAGCAGTTGGCCCGCTATAAGTTGCTTATGGGCCTCTGACCTCGGGGAAGACGAGCCGGGTTCTACGCGTATATCGTATGAACCGCGGAGGTCGGCGCGGTCAAACTGCTCCTGCTTCCACTTGCCGCTCGGGTCTTTGAAAACGCGGGTCCTTTTTTCGGTGGCGTATTCGCGCCACACATCAAGGAACATGCGTGCAACCTTCTTTTTGGAGTTCTCGTAGTTGCGAATCATCCGGGTAAATCGGCCGATGGCACGCTCTTTCAGGAGTTCAAGGCCGCCGAGGGTGGGAACGTTCGGCGGAACCTCGCCCTTAAGGATGTCGTAGGTGGACGCTAGTTCCTCAAAATCCCGGTCTATCTTCTCAAGCCACCGGAAAACGGACTGGGTTAGTTCCACGCCACCGAGGCGCTCGGGTTTCGCGTTGGCGGTGTTTGAGTCGTTGTACCTGACTATCTCGCCCGGCTCTCCAGAAATGTTCTCTATTCCGCAGGACTCAGGCAGTAGCCATACAGGGTTGGAGGTCCGGTGCAAAGCCAACTGGAGGAACGCCTCAAGTTTATTGCGCTGAATCTGTTTGTGTACGAGGTCATCAACGATTGACTTCGCAAAAAGGCGCCGCGGGGTGGCCTGCTGGAAATAGTGGACTATTGGTATAAACGGGGCCCCGTCGGAACGGTGATACTCAAGGGGGCCGCCAGACAGTTCCACGTCGTTACAGACAAACCCGTGGTACCCCTCAGGCATAGTGGCGGAGGCTGGGATGAAAACCTCCCAGATAGTAACCTGTTCGTCTTTGTTCTGGCCGCCGTACTCGGAACTGTTGCCGAACCCAGAGTCTCCGCTGTTGGTCACATAAGCGAGGCTCTGGTAGTAATACTGGCCAAGATTATTAGTGTTGCCCTGCGGCTTTATGTCTTTGGCCTTATCTCCCCATCTCTGCTTCACGATGGTGATAGGATAGGTCCGGCACCGCATAACATAGGGTTGCTTATCAAAGTCCTCAACGGAGAGGTCGCAGTAAACCTCAAAGGGCGGAAGCACCTCGGCCTTCACCCGGCCGCGGGGTTTCGCCACCTTTGTCCCGGTGTCCTGAATATCCTGAGACCCACATTGGGGGCAGATTCCCTCACCGAATTCATGCGCCTCGCCGCTAAAGCCGCAAGCCGGGCAGGCCCACATAGGCATTTCAACGGAGCCGTACTTCATGTCGTTGTCGTAGTAGACGTAAACGAACGCATTTCCGGTGAGTATAAACCAGATATTGAGTTTGTCCTCAAGTTCCTGTATCCCGCTCTCGTCCTCGCAGATGTCGTAAACGGCGTTGGCCACGTCTGCGGTGGCGACGTCGTCGGGAGAGTTTGTGGAGGGGGAGAACACCATGGTGGGGCGGACCTGAGAGAGGACGGACGCGATGGTGTCCGACGTGGACGCGAAACGATTTGTGATGGGGGTCGGCATCCACTCGGGGAGATTCGGCTTGACCCATTTGCGACTCTTGTTGTCGTATTTTATCCACTGCTTCCCGATGTAGAATAGAGTGTTCCGGTACCAGACGCGCTCTATGCCGTAGCGGAGATATTGTACCTCTCCGACACGCTGTTTAACAAAAGCAACGGCGTCAAAGTCTGACGCCGATACTTCTTTTTCGCCGCTATTTACCTCGGCAGAGGTGTCTTTTACAGGAAAATCCATGTGTTATTTGAATTTGACTTCTTTCAGTTCAAGTGTTATCCGGTTACCGTCTTTGGTTTTTTCAACCCGGGAAACTTCCGCCTTGAACTCCACGTCAACATCCTTCCCGAGTTCGGGGGCCTTCTCTTTGCACTTCACGGTGACGGACGGGAACCACTCGTCTGATGGCTTGACGCCTTCCATGGCGCCGCTTTTTTCTTTCAGTGAAACCCATTTGCCGAAGGCTTTGTCTACGCGCTCCTCGGTCTCCTGCTCGTCGGACTTCTTTTCTTTTTCGTCTTTCATACCCCACCATTATATCAAAAAGATTTTTCTTTGTCAAGACCTGTATGAATCTATTTTTTTTCTAAGCCACGCGAATAGGTCATCAGTCGCGCTTGTCCGCCTCGGGTCAACGAATCCAGACAACCTCTTGGGGCGCTCCTTCTTGCGCTTTCTCCCCACTTTCCCTCCCCGCACCCCACCCTTTCTACCCCTCTTTAGCCTTAGCAAAAGAGGCGCTTAAACTCTTTTTCCCGAGCCACTACGAACTTCGTTCGTAGGGTGGGTGCAAGAGTTCTGGGTGGGCTACCGACTTCCACTACGTGGACTGGTCGGGGGCGTATGGTTATAGCGCCATCATCCTACGCTGGTCCCCACTTCGCGGTTTTACCCTCGGGCCGCCGAGCATTTTAACGAACCGGACCGCTACCGGAAAAAACAGTATAGCAAAAACCGCGGGGCGGTGTCAACCTATTTCCAGTTTGCTGAGTTTATCAACCTCTGGCGACTCGTCTCCAAGAGACCCCACGCTTTCCAGTTCGGCTTTTATTTTGTCCAGTTCTGCGCCCCTGACGCGAGACTCCTCAGGCGAAACAAATTTTTCCGGCATAATCGGCCGGGCGTCGTTTTTTCTGAGCAGTTCGTCGGTGGCAAGGTCGGCCTTCCGCCTGTGGTAAGCCACCTCTTTTTCAAGGTACGCTATCCTGCTTCTGAGTTCAGATATGAGTTCCGAGTTGAACATGCTTCCTCCTATACCAATCTTATCCCCGGAGAATCCGCGGATATGTTTATAAAACTGTCAGTCGCTATATCCGACTGGGCCTTTGATAGGCTCTCAGACCCCCACGTCAGGGATTTAGCCAGAGACACCACCGGGGCGTATGCGAGGGCCGCCACTATATCATCATGCTTGGCGTCAAGCCTGTCCGCTATTTCTGACACCATGCGCTGGTCAACCTCAGTGAGGTCTCTAAACGTGGTCCGCAGGGTTCCATCTGGTCGGAAGATTTCAAACTGGTGGTCGCGTATCTCCTGCCTTCTCCAGTGGTCCAAGGCGCCCTTTAGGGCGGCGGCTACGGCCCCTATTGCACTCGCCTCACCAGAGCCTCCGCCCGCACCAAAACTTGGCATGCCCAGCATTTTTGATATGGCGGCTATGGCCCGGTTGCTCACCTCTGATATGGCGGGATTGGCCGCGGCGAGGCTTGACTGCTTTGACAGTATCTCTGATATGTTGGCGTCCGACGGGATATCTCCTATTTTGGGGCGCGTCATAACCGCGAATTTTGATATAGCGTCGTTCCAACTTGCAGAAGACGGGTCTTCAATCAGTGGGATTGTAGACATTATGTTGTCGTAGCCGATATAGGACACCTTGGCTTTATAGAACTTATCAACCAATTCGTCGTACCCGCGCTGGCCAAGATTGTTGTCTATGGCTATCTTCCTGAGCATATCCAACTCGTCTTTTGAGACTGAAATCTTCCCGGCGAGTCTGCCGATATTGTCGTAGAACTCGTATCCGTCCGGGAGATTCTGCCCGATGAGCGGAGCGTAGTTGGGGTTCGCGTTTCTATTCTCAACTATCTTCTCCGCCTCGGCTATTTTTTTGATGTAATCAATATCCCGGTATTGGATATATCTGTCGGCGTATTTAAGAGCGCTCTCCGGTATAAACCCCTGCCCCCCGGGGCCGTTAACCCAAACCATTTTCTCGTCCGGCTTGATGAAGGAAGACAGTCCCTCCATGAAAGACTCAAAGCCTGAGAACCGGGTCATATATTCAGAAAAACTCCCGCCGGGTTTGGCCACCGTGTCCTGCGTAATCGGGGTTGACGGCATAAACTGAGCCGACGAATACCAACTATAGGTCGTCTTCGGCTCAATCTTTTTTTCTTTTATCGGCTCCGCCAGTTCTGTTTTTTTGTAGAACGAGTCCGTGATGTCGTAGTTGTAGTTTATGCGGGTCTGGCTTATCGGCCTAACCCCGCCAACAGACGAGACCGTGGTGGTCGTGGTGGTTGACTGGGTCGGCTTCGTCGCAGATATTGGCTTTACCGGTTTTTCCGACCCGATGGGCGATATTTTGTCTGCCATATTATCCGATGACCTCGTTTATGCCGGACCCGGGCGCTGACTCGCCGCGACTGGACACCTTTTTTGCGAATTTCCTGAACCAGTCCCACTCGGCCTGAGAGGCGGGGTCAACGTCGGTCCTGCCCTCCTCCTCGGTTGAGTGTTTCATGGCTGGCAGAGACATGAGAAAGTATCTCAGGTCGTCGTAGGCGTGGTCCTCTTGGTTGGTGTCAACGTCTTCCGGGTTTGTGTCGTCAAGGACCATCTCTGGGAGCGTCCTGACGAGATGAGGACACTTGTCCTCAAAAATTATGAGCCAACCCTTGCCGTCCGGCGCTATTGTAAGGTAGTCGTGGACCCGCGCCTTGCCGGAAATGCGGTCCCGGGTCCCGCGCTGGACGTGGAGGCCGTTTTTTGCCCAAACCTCGGCTATGGACGACCCCCCACCGCGCGGGGAGAACACGGACGGGTCGGCCACGGCGTATTTTATGTTCTCTTTTGAGCCATTGACCGAGGACGCCCCAACCACCCTCTTTGCTTGGTCCACCTCTTTGATTCCGGCCCCGTAAATTTCCCGGTAAACGTATATTTTCCCGGTCTCGGGGTCTCTGGCATACCAGTGGGCGGAGAACGGCCGCGAATAACCGTAGTCAAGGGAAATCCAGCGCTCCCAATGGCTTGGAATCTGGAAGGAGCGGCACGTGTGCTTCTCTTTTGCGAACTCAGGGAACGCCTGACCGCTGAAAACGCCCCAATCGCCCTCCAAGAGTTGCTTGGCATACGGCGACGCGCGGAGTCGGTCTATGTACCCCGGGTCGTTTTTCATGATGTAGAGGTTGTCGGTCACAAAGGCGGGGACAAAGCACCGGGACGGGACCTTTATCTCGTCCTCGGTCTCCCGGTCCGGGGCGTACACCTGAAAGAAAATGGTTTTATCCCACAGCCGCCATCGGCGGCGGACCCACGCGTGGCCTATACCGCCCGGGTTGCTGGCCGATTTCACGAAAGGCACCACGCCGGGCACGTTGGGGCGCAGTCGGGTGAGGAGGTAGGTATACTGGAACTCGGTAAAATGGGAGAGTTCGTCAAAATACATGCCGTCATACTGGGCGGAGTGATAGTCGTACACGTCGCCCTCGTTCTTACAGTGGCCAAACTCTATGTACGACGGGACGCCATTTGTAAAAATGACCCACTTTTTATCCTTCTCGCGGTATTTCCCCATGGACGAGTCAAAAAGCATGCGGGAATAGAATATAAGTGACTTCTCCAACTGGGGGAACGTGCGCCGGAACATTATCAGCCGGACACCGGGGTGGCTGATGGCGAACATGTAGGCGTCCCAGAGCATGCTGAAACTTTTACCGCCGCCCGCGGCCCCGCCGTAGAGTGTCTCAAAGCAGAACTCGTGCGCTTTGTGAAAGATGGTCTGCTTCACATAAGGCGTGTAGAGTTCCTTGTCACTCCTCCGTAATCTCAGGTAGGGCTTCCCCTGATTCTTCATGTGGAACGCTTCCTGTCTTTCCAAGTTCTCTTTCCCTACGAGCGTTCTCACGTCGCCTAAAAAATTCATTACGTCTCCTGTCAGTGACCATGTGCATTATGTCCGACACGTTCGCGTATGACCTCTGCTTTCTCATGAGCATACCCCAAGCCCCGGAAGCGCACTGCGCCGTCCACTCCATGTCCTCGGTGATGTACTCGCGCACCGCGTCCATAGCGTCCATGAAGTGCTCGTCTTTACAGTACCTGCGGTACTCCTCAAGAGGCATTTCGCACCGCTTGAGAGCCTGAACCCAACTCTTGGTCCTGATATACTCAAGCAGGAACAGCATTTTTCTCTCGCCGTGCTCTTTGAACTTTTCTTTGTACGGCTCAACCAGCCAGTCTCTCTGAGTCCGATTGTATTTATAGTCAACCATTTTTTTATTATATCATTTGGTGTTCGCCAAGTCAAGGCCGCCGATAAAATTGGGCTTGACACGGCGGTTTCTTTTTTGTATAATTTTCTTGGAAACTTTCGGAGCGCCATTCCGATTGTTTCTCGCTCTCCCGACGTGATGACCGCAATGTGGCAAGCAGTCGGGGTAAAGAGCAAGGTGTGAGCCCGCACCTAATAATGGGCACAATTTTCTGCCGGGATGAAGCAACAGCCGCTTGCTGGTCTCATAAGCCAGTGCCGCAAGGCCAAGTAGGTGCAACTCCTGCCCCGCGCAACCACTTTGGTGTAGCGGCGGGGCGTGTGACCCGCGTCCAGCGGATGATAGAGATGTCTGGCCCCGCGACCCGGGTATAACCCAGACTGCCTGCTCATGGCCGAGCAAAGATACGCTGGCACAGAACAGAAACAGGTAGGTACGGCCTGAGAGGGTTAGACTCCCTCCTACACCGCAGAATCGGGTTGCGACTACACGCGGTAGTCCTCGGGGTTATCCACGCGGCGGAGACGCTCCGCAGAAGCGAGAGTCCCCTCAAGCAACGGGCGAGGAAGCCGGGAACAGAGGCCAGGTCCGAATAGTGAAAACCTATTCAACCCGACCATATATATAACAGATAAACGCGATGAAACAGATAAAAGTCAGAAAAACGTGGGGTAATTTATCACCAATTACTCGCGTAGATAAAATCAAAACAAGATATTCGCGGAAGATAAAACACAAAGGTCTGTATCTTCGCGAAGAATAGCGCAAGTGGGAGAGCCCTATAAGATTTCCCCGAAGGGGAAATCTTATAGGGCTCGTCTATCACATGCCTCACAGTCAGGCTTCCATGAGGCGTTCCCGGGATTCCCGGCTATTTCGCCACCTCGGGTAACGCTATATATATAACAGATAAATATCTGTTTGTCAAGACCGAAACTCCCAATATTGCGTTTTAAGCCCTCTGACCCCCCGTTCCGCACCTTTCCCCACATTTCAACTAAAAACGCAACCACGGGCCACCCAGACCCCTTCCCGCGCTTATTACAAACGACTTGTCAACCCAGTTTACAGCCAAGCATTGGCCTATATAAATAACAGATATATATAAAGACAGTGTATTTGTCTGTCACACACCCAACCCCGTAGGCCCTCTATATCCCCCTCTGCTCTACCCTACCTGAATCTAAAAAAAATTTCTGTGAGGATATATACTACCCGGGGTGCCTAGGGTCCCATCGCGGGGGGGTATACTCTATCTATACGCGTGTAAGAGTAGAGACTGTATCATGTCTAACTGTTATAGTTTATAGATAGATACTATAGATTGTAGATAGATATATCTAAAACTACTCTTAGGTAAGTTATACTAAGATGGGCTCTTAGAGCATAGTATAGATTAGAGTAGTAGGGGAGTAGGGTATTCTTAGAGTAGAAGGAATAGGGGAGTAGTAGGGGAGTAAGGAGATAGATTAATATCTAGGGGAGTAAGGTAGAAAGAAACTACTATACTTGGGGAGTAATGAACTCTCTACAATAAGGTATCTGATGGGCCCGGCCCCAAAAAAATCCTTCCTGCGCCTTTCGGCGGGGGGGAATATGCGGGAATTGGTAGGGGGAATATGCGGGGGGGGTCCGGGTCCCCCCGGCCCTCCGGGCGCGCTCTTGTAGGGCGCGCCGGGGGCGGGGGTCCGGTCAGGCGTTAGGGTTTGCTGTCCCCCTTTGCCTTGCGGATGGCGGCTCGGGCGGCATCTATCGCCGTCGCAATTGGGGTTTTGTGTTCGCGTCCTCATAATGTGCGCCCCCCTCTTTTTGTTTCGCGGAACCCATCAAACCACCGGACCCCGCCGGGCAGCTCGCCGGACGTGCCGGGACTGCTACAATGCAGGCGGGCAATCTCAAGCGTCGAAACAACCTTGACGCGCTTTGCGGGCCTGCCGTCGCTGAAATACCGCACTATGCGGAACGCCATATTATATCCACTCCTGGCGCAACGCATAGCCCGCGCCACGGCCCGAGGGCTTCCCGTCCTGGTCCAGTCCGGGGAACAGCACGGAAGAAAGGTTATAGACAAGGGAAAACCCCATATCCATCCCGCACCCGTCCACCTTTAGCCCGCTGTCGTGCCGCTGGATGTCCAGCAGTACGGCGGCGTAGCCCGACAGATACCGCAGGCGCGGCGCGTCCCAATGCTTCCCGGCCCCGGGCTCTATGGTGTAAAGGTCAATCCGGCGGCTCATGCCTGACCGGGATTTGGAGCGCAGGACGGTGTAGACCGTTGCGCCCGGTTTGAGTAGTCCGCGCAGAGATTCCAGCGCGTCCGCTTTTTCCGCTTTTGAGTATTTCATAATCTTTACCTCTCTTTCCTAGTTTCGGCCTCTTCAGCCGCCGCATTACGGCGGGACGGGGTTTCCCCCGTTTCGGCCTGTCTACCAAATTTCAAAGGTCGTGTCCTCCCGCTAAGTTTACCGCAAATCTTCCCGCCGTATACCGGGCGGGGCGGTATTCAGCGGTATTTGCCGTCAATCTTCCGCAGAGCCTCGCCGATAGCCAACCAGAGGGCTTTTTTTATCGGGCGGCGAAGTCGGGACTGCTTTTCTACCTCATTAAGCAGGGAGTAGAGAGAGGGACTGGAATACATCAGAGTTACAGCCTCCGCTTCCGTCTTTTCCCTTACGCTGTCGGACACGTCGGACCAATCTAGTTCCATGGCCGCGCAGGCTATCGCCTCGCTTACTCCGGTGTCCTCGTTCTCCAGGTTGGAAAGGGCGTTGATGATATCCCCGGCTTTCGGTTCGCTTCCGTCAAGTATTTTAGTCATAGTTTTTACCTCCGGTTTTTTGCTACCTTGATACTGTTTCCCTTTAGGCCCAAGGGCCACCTTTGGTAGCGGAGAGGGCCAGACGACCATCGTAGTCGCTTGAGAGCGCGGCCCGCGCAATCCGGCAAGCCGAGCCGAGGTCGTCCGTCCTCCATGCGGTGAGCGTCCTCGCCGCCAGTATGCGGAGCGCGGCCGGAGCCGTCCCGTTTATCGCCCAGGAGACGAGCGTCTCCATCGCCGCCCAGGTGTAGTCGTCGGTCTTTTTGGCTCCCGGCGTATAAGCCGGTAGCCCCGCAAACAGTCCCGCTATCTTTTTGGTTTTCATGATTTTTTGTCCTCCTAGTTTACCAATCCCAAAATGAGACTCCCCGGCAGGTGCTCTTGTCGAGGGAGCGCGGGGCCGGGGAGTCCTTAAATTTAAAAACCGCGCTTGCCCTCGACATACATATCTTAGCATGGAGCCGCGCTGAAATCAAGCCCCTGGACGGGACTTTACACGGATTTTACATACCTACAATAGGTAGTAGGCGGGAGATTCCGGGGGTACAATAGAAAGGGTGGCCCGCCCCGTCGACGACGGAACGGAGCGGGCCGGGGGTCGCGTTACGGCCAGGACCTCAGGACGGCCAGCGAAGCGGCCCAGAGGCCGATTGTAGCCGCCAGAACCCCGCCCGATAGGGTGATGACCCGGCGCGCCGTTGCCGCGCTCCTGCGGCCCTTGCCGCGTGATTTGGAGCGTACCCAGTTTTTGCCCGCGCCCGCGCTCCGCGCTATTTGGGTTATGCGCGCCGCGCTCACCCCGTAGCGGCGGCCCGCCGCCGCCCCGCCCTTAAATTTCACCGTCCGCGCTTTCATGCAGTTCGTCATGTTTTTTTGCCTCCTATTGTCCGCTCATCATCAACAACACCAACAACGCGCACACCAAAAAAAGGCGGCGCATATTATCGGCCCAGCCTGAGGGCCCCCACCTTTTTATCGGCGGGGGTTTTGGCTTCTTTCGTCGTGTTTTCCATTTTTTTATTCTCCGTTTTTTTTAGTTCCCCCGTCGGGGTTCCCGTCGGGGGCGGCGCGCTCCACCGCGCCACAACAAAATATTAGCAAACTGCCGCGCGGCGTGTCAACACATTTCCGCGCAAGGCCCGGCGCGCCATTATAAGGAACGCGCGCGCACGTTCGGAGCCCTGCCCGCGCCCGGAGCCCGGAGAGGGCCCCGGCCCCGCTGTCAAGGCCCCGGACGTTGACGCGAAAAGGGGCGCGCCGATTCTGTCAAGGCCCAGCCCGGACTAGGCCCCGAAAACCCGCAGGAAGGAAATCCGCGCGACGCGCGGGGGCAATCTGCGCCCGCCGCCGGACCCCCCGGGCCCCCATATAAATAGCGCCGAAACGATTTGCTCTATATCCCTATATAAATAGCGCCGACCCCCATATAAATAGCGCCGACGCGTGAGCCCACAGGCCGGGACCTCCGTCGGGGATTGGGGTCTTTTTATGGCCCGCGGAAAAACATCCACAGGGGGTCCCTTGGGGTGCCTCAAAATAACGCTTGACATAGCGCGTACAGTTTCGTAAGATATTCCGTATGAGCCACAGCAATGAAACGCGTTCTCCGTCGGAGAAAATAGGTGTTGACAAACCTGTATGGGTATGCTATACTGGTTGTGTGGCCGAAAGATTTAAGAGCGCTGGGTTTCCACTCCACTCCGTTTCCCAGCGCTCCAATTTTGGGAGCACATGTATGGAGGAAAGAGATATGACCGAGTATGAAATAAGGGCAGAGCGCGCCGCGCGGAGCGCGCCAAACTTCGCAGACAAGGCATAACGTAAATTCGGAAAAACACAGAAGGAGAAAGACATGTACGAAAAAAAAGAACAGATGGAGTTGGGCGACGCGGAAATCAGGTCGTTAGCCGTGCTGGTAGCCCTTGTAACCGGAGACGGCGCGCGGACCGTGGCCCTGAGGGAACACATGAAGACCACAGGGACCGAGGAGCAGATGGTGGCGGTAAAAGAGCGGATAGCCTCGCTCCGCCTCAACGACGAGGTCCAGTGGTTTGACTTCGTCTCAGCCATAGAGGCTGTAATCGGAGAGGCCCTTTACACGGAGGGGAAATAACATGGAAGACAATAAGACCGAAAAGACCATAGTCAAGTATATGCCCGATGGCGGGAAACTGGATGTGATGGCGGTGGAGATAAGCGGCCGCCGGGGGCTCCTGATTCCCAACAACGCCTCTTTCGGAAAATACTCCGGCTACACGTGCGACAGGTGCGGAGAGGAGGCCGGGGCGGTGGTTCTCTACGTCGGCAACGAAAACCCGAGGGCCACTACCATATGCGAAAAATGCACAGAATCCGACATGACCGAGGTTCTAAAGGCTATAAAGGAAGCCGAGGATAAGGCCAAAACGCTATACGTGCCCAAGCACGTGGCGGATAAGAAAGCGACCAACGAGGAGGGGAAATAATGAGCGGAGAAATTGTCCCCCGCGAGAGCGGGGAGGTTGAGATAGTGGGGCCCGGCGCAAGCCGGGCCGGGGTCTACGAGGCGGTGGAGTTTGATAACCGCTTTGACATGTCGCCCCTGCTTCCCACCGCCGGGACCCTTGTTCTGGACGAGAAACAGCGCGAGGTGCTACGGGCCCCCGTGGACCCCGCCATGGTGGAGATACGCCCCGACGGGCTGATATATCTGCCGTGGGTGGAGTATCACCGCAGGCTTGACACCGCCTTCGGGGCGGCATGGTCTATGGTCCCCAACGGCATGCCCAAGTTTGACCGGACAAGCAATCAGATAATGTGGGGGTTCTATCTGATAGTGCGGGGGACTTTGGTGGACTTCGCCATCGGCGGCCAGCAGTATATGCCCGACAACGACACCATGTCCTACTCCGACGCCATAGAGGGGGCCAAGTCAAACGCCCTCATGCGGGTCTGTAAGCGTTTGGGGATAGGGCTGGAGTTGTGGACTCCGTCCTTTGTTCAGGATTGGAAGCGGTCTCACGGGGAGACTTATCAGGACGCCCGCGGCAAAACACGGTGGCGCAAAAAGCGCGGCTCTTTCTCTGCCCCCGCGGCCAACAGGCCCGCGCCCGAAAGCAAGCCGGAGCCGAAGCCCGAGCCCGCGGAGGCCCCCCAGCCCGAGCCGAAGGCGGAAACCCCGGACGTGCGGGAGGTTCGCGCGGACGTGAACAAAAAGGACGGCGACTACGTTAAGGTCTTTGACAACATCGTCATCCACGAAATCACGCCCAAGAAGGCCAAGAACGGGCGGGAGTTCCTCACGTGTGTCAACATTGAGGGGAAAGATAAGACCTACATATACGCCTTTGATAAAAAGGTCTTTGATTTCCTGTACGGGGCCCAGATGAACGGGAACAAGATGAGGATGGAGGTTATAGAGCGCGACGGCGGGAGGGATAACCCGGTTTTGGTGTTCCTCTCCGGGGTGCTCAAATGATGACGCCTAAGTACAACGTGCTCCCCATTGAGAGGGATGGGAAGCACTTTTATCAGGTGGTGGGGCTCAATGGCTTAGAACTTGACGAGCCCTACGGGTCTGTCACCCAGCGCCTCAAGATAATAGGCGGGGGTAAGACCGAGGCCCTCATCCGGTGGTCGCGCAACACGGCTTTGGCCAACGTGCGCGCCGCCCTGATGGAGTACGATGGCGAAAATCTGTTTATCCGCGAGGACGAGATAGAGGCCATCATAAAGAGGGGCGCGGAGGAGCCCCAGCGAGTCTTTGAGAAAGCCGGAGACGTGGGGACCCGGGTCCATCGCGCCATAGACGAGTTCATAGTCTGGTGCATTGGGGGGCGTAAGGGCCCCCCGCCCTACCCCTCGGATGAGGACGTCGTCCCGGCCTATGAATCGTTCCTCAAGTTCGTTGAGGCGGAGGACATAGACTTCCTTCTGGCGGATACCTCCGTGGCAAGCCTACGCCACAAGTATGGCGGACGACTTGACGCTGTCTGTTACGTGAGAAAGAGTAAGAAACTGGTCCTTGCGGATTGGAAGACGTCGTCGGGGATAAGAGACGACTACGCGGTACAGTGCGCCGGGTACGCCATGGCTTTCTATGAGACCTATGGCAAGCGCATTGACCGGGCTTTCGTCGCTCGGTTTGATAAGGAGAAGCCGGGCCGCATAGACTTCCGATACGTAAATCTGCCTAAGGCAAAAAAGGCATGGGTCCACGCTCTGGGCCTCAATGAGCACTATGGGAGGTCATTATGGGAAAGCGCCCTCAGAAAGACATTAAAACATTGATAATCAACGTCCGCGTCAGTCCGATGGAGTTGTCTGCCATCAAAAAGACTGCGCGGGAGATGAGGATGTCTCTCAGCAAGTACGTCAGGTTCTCGGCCCTGAATTACCCAGACATTGCGGACTCTGTGCTGGGGGCAAAATGACGTACCTCATCAAGTACCACGTGAAAGGCAAGACGGTGTTGGTCAACGTTAAAGCAAGGAGGCAGTCTGAGGCCCTATACCGGGCCGCCAAAATGGCGGATATGACGGTGGGCATGTTCAAGAACTTCGTGATAAACGTTACCCCCGGGATATGACCGGGCGGCGGGGGTTATGGGCCCCCGCCAAATAATCGGAGGAATTATGAAATATGTTTGCCCGGAATCCGGGACTATACCAAAGTGCAAGGACTGCGCGCATGCCGAGCCCCATGGTCGGACGGTTAGGTGCGAGGGGTTTTGTTCTGATACGGCAATAGAGGGCAAGTCCCTCGCTGTCCGCGCGATTAAATGTGTGGAGGCGTCCGATGAAGAAAAAGAATAGCGGATATGCGGCCGCCACCGTCTCCAGTCGGTGGCCGTCTGGCAGGTCCACTGTGGCGGTGAGGTTGGTGGGAGACCCCACTATTAAATCCGTGCTTGAGGCTTTTGACAAGTGCCTCAAGGCGCTGAAAATGCCTTATCACGGGCGAGTTGTGGCCAGATATATCCCCGACGAGGTTGACTAATGCAAGCGCCCAAGAGACGCTCGTGCCGCTTTTATAACATCCGCAACAAAAAGAGGCCCCGCGGTTGCGAGAAAGGCATGGTCTGCACGTTCCAGTGCGAGGAATACTGGAGGAGGAGTAAAATAAAGCGTTGACAACCTCTCGCATATGTAATACAATTCCCGTACGGCAATTTTCACTCAGGAGGAGAAATGCGGTTCTTTACGTCAGACACACACTTCCGACACGCGAACATCATCCAGTATGATTCGCGGCCCTTTTCGTCGGTGGAGGAGATGAACGAGACCATAATTGAGACGTGGAATATGACGGTCTCAAAGCGGGACACCGTGTATCACCTTGGAGACATCGGCTTCGGGTCTCCGGCGGTAATGTGGCCCATCATACAGCGCCTTAACGGGCGCAGGATTCTGGTCCGCGGCAACCACGACCTGTTCAATGGTTACACCGCGCGCCGCTGTGCCATGGTACACCCCGAAATGTTTCACGACATCTGCGATATTGACACAACGCGGATAGGCGAATATAATGTCGTGATGAGCCACTACCCCTATGAGGACCAACGTTTCGCGGAAAGGGCTCCGCGCATGCTCGGGGATTGGCTTATACACGGCCACACTCACAAGATGACGCCCAGGGTTGTATGCGGCCCGGGCGGCCGCAAGATGATAAACGTAAGTTGTTGCCATTGGGACTACGCACCAGTGCCGGAAACGACCATACTGCACCTGATAAGGGAAAACGGAGGATAACATGAAGACGCTCAAGATGAAAATAGGAGGAGGGGTTGTGAGCATAAAAAAGACGGTAAACTGCTGGAACTGCGGGGAGCAGATACAGAGGGTAACAAAATTCTGCCCGCATTGCGGGGGCAGGAACGGGACCATGAAAACGGTTCGCGACATAAAGCAAATGCTGGGGAAACTGGAGGCGGTGGAGCCCTCCCCGTTTTTTGGCGCCCAATCCCTTATGCAGTTTGAGGCCCTCCGGGGGACCATGCTGGGCATGCTTAGGTGGACCCTCGGGATTGAGGACACGGACTACTCCGAGCACCTCAGAAAAAGCGTGGAATCCTTCAACCGGGAAAGGCGGGGGGACAAATGAGCGCCGAAAGAGAACTGGCGATTATGAATCAGTATTTTGGCCGGGTCCGGGTCTTATTGGACCTTATGGCCTCCGAGTTAGCGGCAGAGCGCGCCGGGGTTGAGCCAGTCGCCCCCCGGGAGCCCCAAAAACGGCCCATAAAGGCGTATAGCGAGGAGTTTGAGCGGTTCTGGGAGGAATACCCCAAGAAAAAGAGAACAGGTAAATACGCGGCATTTGCGGCTTGGAGGGCGCATACGCCCCCGCTGGAAAGGTGCATAGAGACCCTGAGGGCCCAAAAAACATGCCAGCAGTGGACCAAAGACGGGGGGCAGTTTATTCCCCTCCCGATAACTTGGATTCGCCAACACAGGTGGGAGGACGAGTCCGCTGTCGCCGCAGAGTCAAAATACGAGGGGTTGGAGGAATAATGGAGAGGATGAAGACAAGCATGGGGGATATGCTCAAACATATGGCCCTTTGCGCCAAGTGCGACCACTACTATCACCCCTCGTATAAGGACTGCCCGAACTGCGCCGAAAGCCGCTACCGGGACGCCATCATGGACACAGAGAGAGAGGCGGAGAACATGCGGAGGATAGCGGCCCTTGGGGGACACCGGGCCCATATACAATACACCAAGGAGGGATTCTTTGACCGGGACACCTTAGACAAGACCGCGGCGTACCCCCGCCTCAACCTATACCTGTATGGCCCCCCGGGAAGCGGGAAGACCCATCTCGCCACGGCCTTAGTGCGCGACCATTACCCCAAATTCCGCATAGTCAAACCCATGGATATAACGCGAGAAATACGCGAGAATCAGTGCCGGGACGCGGAAGAAGATATCATCAACAAATACGCCAAGAGGGACATGCTGGTGATAGACGACCTCGGGGCCGAAAAGGCCACGGAGTTCTCTGTCCAAACCATCTACGAGATAGTGGACCGCCGCTACATGGACATGAGCCTCGGGTTGATAATCACCAGCAACCTGTCTCTTGAGCAGTTGGCGGAGAAGACGGGGAACCACCGCATATCCAGCCGTCTGGCGGGCATGTGCCGTATTATAAAACTTGCCGACAGGGATTGGCGCATAGCGCGCAGAAAGGAGGCCCAGTGAGAAGTGGATTTATAGGGATAGACAACGGAGTTACGGGGTCTATATGTCTCCTGTCTTGGGCGGAAGACGGGGCCCCGGGTTATACCATGTGGCGGCGCATGCCCTGCCGGAAGGAGCAGAATTACACCAAGAAATCAGCCATAATAGCCCGGGTGGACATGACCGAGTTGAGAAAAGTCCTCGGGTGCATGGTGAGCGTATGCGCCATAGAGAGAGTCCTTTTAGAGAGGCCCATGGTCAACCCGATGCGGTTTAAGGCCACCGTGTCAGCCCTCAGGGCCCTTGAAGCGACACAGATAGCGCTTGACGATGTGGGGGTCCCATATTCCTTTATAGATAGCAGGGAGTGGCAAAAAAAGTATCTGCCGGGTGTGTCCGGGGACGAACTAAAAGAGGCCGCGGACAGGGCCGCTTCCGTGGTTATTGGCTCCCCCGTGCCCTCCGGCGGCGGTGACAGCGTGATGATAGCCAAATACGCGCTTGACATGGCTTGCGAAAATAGGAGATAATATTTGTATGACAAATACTAGCGACGGCTTGAAGCGTTTGGTGGAGTGGACGAGAGGGCTTGGCAAGTGTGCCCCACAATCATCTGGCGAAGCGCAAAGGGTGATAACAGTTATCTTACGCAAAGCCGAGCAGATACTCGCCGAGGAGGAGCAGAAGGCCGTGGAGGCCGTGTCGTCCAAAGGGGACGAGGGGTTGCTCAACGAGGATAGTGTCCGTGGTGCGATAGCCAATATTCTAGATATGAACGACGATGTGGCGCAACATATGGACATCACAATCAAGGGTGAGCCGACTGTCCTTGTGAGTTATCTTAAAGACTTAATCTCCCGCTACCGCCCCGCCCCCGACCGCCCAGAGATAACTTGCCCCGCCTGCGACTTTTCGGGCGAGGCTATCAGGGTGTGCCCGTCGTGCGGAATGGGAGCAGACGGGAAGCCATACTATCATGGCCCCTCTCGCACCGCTGAACTGGTGAAAGTTATAAGGCTATTCATGAAAGCATATCCCCATGAGTTCCCGTCCGAATGTTTCGCTACCGGACCGCTAACAGGCGACCCGATAGAGGATTTGGTCGTTTGTCCGGGATGTAGAGCAAAGAAAGCGGCAGAAGAAATCCTCGCCGACTTTGAGGAGGGAGTGTGATATTCGTTCCACCAATAGGTCTTTGGATTCTTACCGCCGCAATGGGGGCGCGTAGGCACGAAGAAGAAATAGAACGTCTCAAGAAAAGGGACAAGAGTATTGACATGGGGGCGCCCTACATTAGCCGCAAGAAAAAAATGAGAATGTGTATTAAGGCGCAGAGCGATAACCCGTGCCATTCGGCGCTAACTTGTGGACACGGAGAACCGCATATTTGCGAAGGAAATGACTGCCTTGAGCCCGGACATTGGTGCGTAACTTTGAGAAGTAAAAAGGAGGGAGCGTGACCAAGAAGGTGTTGGAGAGAGCGTTGGAGATGGCGGCTGGATTTATGGCTTAGCAAAAATACAGGAGGAACACAATGGAAACCGAGATAGATGAAGTCGTAATCAAAGGCAAGAAGTATATCCCCGCCGATTCCGTGAAGCATCAGGAATTTGACGGGCCGATAAAGATAGTCATACTCCAACGGGGATGGGTTATGGTCGGGCGGTTTGAGCGCAACGGATCCGACTGTAAACTCCACAACGCCAGCGTGATACGGGTGTGGGGCACGACTAAAGGACTTGGCGAGATAGCCGCCAATGGCCCGACATCAAAAACCGTGCTTGACAAGACCTACGGCGTGGTAGAGTTTGACTACCTGACCGTAGTGGCCTCTATATCCGTAGCGGAGGAAAAATGGAAAGCAAGCGTGTGATAGGGTTTGACGAAAACCAAAACTCCGGCTCCGGCGACGGCTCCGGCTCCGGCTACGGCTACGGCTACGGCTACGGCTCCGGCTCCGGCTCCGGCTCCGGCTACGGCTCCGGTGACGGCTACGGCTCCGGCTACGGCTCCGGCTCCGGCTACGGCTACGGCTACGGCTACGGCTCCGGCTCCGGCGACGGCTCCGGCTCCGGCTACGGCTACGGCGACGGCTACGGCTACGGCTACTAAAAAATGTCGGCCCCGGTTATGGGACGGGGCCAGATAAGGACGAGAAGGAGGGACGATGAAATACCAGATAGATATGCCGGACGGGTGGGAGCCGGGTAACTGCGAAGTGTGCCCTTGCGAGTGCTTCGCAGAGGGGCCTACTGATTGCTCCCTAATCAAGGCCGTGCCCGTGGAGGTGGAGCCGCTTGCGGTGCTGGCTGATAGTAAGGGGTACGAGGCAGTAAATATAATACCGCCCACGGGAGTAGTTAAAGAGTGGGACATAGAATTACTGCGAGGATATGAGGACGGGGACGGGGTGGAACTGGAAAAGACTATAACCGCCCCCACATACCCCGCCGCCGAGAGTGCGGCCCGCAAGTTTTTAGAGGGACTGCCCGACCGCCCCACAACGAAGGAGAACAAGTAATATGAAAATCGAGATAAAAAACAGATGGACAGGCGTAGTCATTTTCAGCGGCGATTATGGGTCGCTGAAAGAGGCCGTTGAGGCGGCGGTCGGTATGGGGGTGTCGCTGAACCATGCCTCGCTGAACTATGCCTCGCTGGACGGTGCCTCGCTGAACCATGCCTCGCTGAACTGTGCCTCGCTGAAAGGTGCCTCGCTGAACTATGCCTCGCTGAAAGGTGCCTCGCTGGACGGTGCCTTGCTGGACGGTGCCTTGCTGAAAGGTGCCTTGCTGAAAGGTGCCTCGCTGAACTATGCCTCGCTGAAAGGTGCCAATATTGATTACTCCTGTTGGCCCCTTTGGTGCGGGTCAAAGGGTATCAAGGTTGATAAAAGGATAGCGGCGCAGTTGGCGGCGCACTTCTGCGCTTTGGAGTGCGACGACCCGGCCTACAAAAAGGCCCGCAAGGCGATATTGGATTTCGCCATGACGAGCCACCGGGCGGGAGATTTGGGATTGAAGGGGGCGGCGTGATGATACACAACGGCAACAACCTAGAGGTTCTTAAAACTTTCCCCGATAATTCGGTGGATTCTGTCGTCACGGACCCACCCTACGGCTTGTCCTTTATGGGTAAGGCGTGGGACTACGACGTGCCGAAAGTGGAGTTATGGCGGGAGGTCTTTCGTGTGCTGAAACCCGGCGGGCATCTGCTCTCGTTCTTCGGGACACGGACTTACCACCGAGGGGTGGTGGCTATCGAGGACGCAGGCTTTGAGATACGCGACCAGATAGGATGGGCTTATGGCTCGGGATTCCCGAAATCACACAACCTCAAAGACGGTTGGAAAGGTTGGGGCACCGCCCTCAAACCCGCCTGGGAACCTATCTGCGTGGCCCGGAAGCCCTTTACAGGGACAGTAGCGGAAAACGTGCTAAAACACGGAACGGGGGCTATTAATATTGATGGGTGTAGGGTCGGGATATCCGGGGCCAGAAATAACGGCAGAGCCAGAGGGACTGCTAATGCCTTTGGTGAGTATGGCGCCACGGAAAAAGTGGACTATGGCGTGGGCCGTTGGCCCGCAAACCTAATCCACGATGGAAGCGAGGAAGTGGTGGGGCTGTTTCCGACTAGCACCACAAGGCCAGACCCAAATTATGCCTACAACAAGACGGAGTGTGGAGGCAACACTTTTAACGGGAGGGGGACATATACCCCCCGGAGTGATAGCGGTTCAGCCGCCCGATTCTTTAAATCTTGCGGTTATACGGAGGACTTATGCGAAGGTGTGAGTGTTGCGGCAAAGAGTATGTACCAATGCGAAAAACACGCAGATTTTGCTCAAAGACTTGTAGCAATATTGGTTCGCCAAGAGGGTGTGCTAAGCCAAGAGGAATTACAAGTTATTCTGGGTTATATTGGAAACTGCGAAAAATGTTCCCAACTCCTGAACCTTGTATTAAATGCGGTGATATCGGGAAGCATAGACATCATTACGACTACGATAAACCTTTTGAAATCGTATGGTTATGCTCTGCCTGCCATAGAAAAGAACACCAACTCGGGAAAACAGGTAAAGGAGGGGGAAGGCAAAGGCCAGGAAACGGCAATGCGATTCCTATACTGCGCCAAGGCCAGCAAGAAAGACCGAGAGGAGGGCTGCGAGGCCCTACCAGAGAAGCAATACTCCCACGATGGCAGGGAGAAGCCGATAGATAACGCCTATCAGCGCAACAGCAACAGCAACAGCAACCACCACCCCACAGTCAAGCCCACCGACCTCATGCGCTACCTCTGCCGGCTCGTTACGCCACCGGGCGGGACAGTCCTTGACCCGTTTATGGGTTCAGGGTCCACGGGCAAAGCCGCAGTACTTGAAGGGTTTGACTTTATCGGCATAGAACTAGATCCGGAGTATTGTAAGATAGCAGAAGCCAGAATCGGCTCGGCTCAAAATCAAAAAAGGTTATTTTAAGTGAGGCCCCGATGAAAAAGTGCAAACATATCAAGCGGCGAAAATTCCAGACGGCTTGGACTTCCATAGCGGGCACTATGCCGAAAATGCAGTATCGGGTTTTCACTTGCCCCGCAAGGTGTAAACGGAGATTGACAGACTGCGAAGGGAGGGAGATATGAAAACCGAGAAATGGATTGTGGAAATGCCGGGGGGGTGGAGACCGGGAGCGTGTTGTGAGTGCGAGTTGTTTGCGGCAGGGTGTCGTTCTGTAATCTGCCCCCTCGCCAACGCCAAGAGGGCGGAGAAACCACAACCAGAGGTGGGGGAATAGGGGTAATCGGGTCCCGCAAATAGGGTATTATGGGGTCATTGTTACCCCAATAAAAGGAGAAAGCATGAAAAACAAGGTGATAACGCGCATAAAGGGAAACGACGGAAAGGACAGGTGGAAGAACATGGGAGTCTGGGGTGAGAAAAACGGAAAAGTCTGGGCTATTATAGACTCCATCCCGGTGGGGTTCTCCGGTCTAGTGTCCCTCGTGTCGGAGGATAGCGAGTCCAAGGGCGGTTATGAGCCGGGCGCTAATGACTGAGCGGGGGCTGGAGTCCTATGCTGAGGCTTGCGACACCCTAGCCGCCAAGGTTCTGGCGGCCAAGAGGGCGGCCACCACCAAGGAGGGCCTTTTGGAGGACTTGGCCAAGGTCAGAGACTCGCTTGACAGGCTTATGGACCTGTTGGCCTGCGGGACCGTCTGGGAGGGCCAGTGAAGCGCGCAAAGCAGGCTAAGGCCGCGGACGCCCCCAAGACAACGATGGCCTTTACCGGGGTGATATCCGAGGCCAAGATGGACCAGCATGGGGAGTGGAAACTGACGTTTCGCGTACCCCAGAGCGAGTCCGAGGCCATCAAACAACTCGGGGAGCACACCGAAAAGGCCCTAAGGATAGTGGTGGTCCCGCCAGACCGGGATATGGTCTTCGGCGCAAGAGTAGAAACGGAATAAGGAGGAGAATCGCTACCGAGGGGGCGCGGCTTACTGGCCGCCCCCCTCATACCTTTCCATGGCCCGCATAACCGTGGGCATATGTCTGCGCGGGATGGCCCCAAATCTGCCGCCAAGGTCCTCCGCGGTGGCTTCCTGCTTCGCTACGCGGCGCAGGGAGGCCCGGACGGTCTTAGGCAGTTGGCCCTCAAACTCTTTCAGGGACTGGGTGAACGCCTCCATGTCCTCCTCGGAGCCAGTCCTAAAAGCCTCGCGGAATCTCTCTCTGATGATGTAGGCCGCGCCTGTTTCGTCTCTATGGAGGGCCTCTAGGAGGTCGTCCATATCATCCCGGGCCTTGTCATACTTGCCCACCCGCAGAACGCCAAGGGACTCAAGGGCCTTTGTGTGGCCGGGGGACTGCCAACGAGTAGGTTGGGGGATTGGGGAGTGCTTCTCTGCAAACTTGTCTAGCGCGTCTATCTGGGCTATATAGTCCGGCACAGAGCCGAGTATACCCCTAGCGAGGTACTTAATCCGGTCAGGGCTTCTATCCAACTTGGCCCCGATGGCCCGGTATATGTTCTCGGTGCCCGCAGACGCCTGTAGCCCCGGGGGTATATTTTTATCGTAAACCCTAGAGATGGGGCCCTTTCGGTATATGCTAAAATTGAAGGAGTATTCAAGGGGCGCGAGAACGGGACCCCCTAGAGTCAACCAACTCCCGGCTCCCTCCCGCAGAACGTCTCCGGGGGCGTCCGCCATCCTCTGCTTTTTGAGGTCCGGGTCCTTCTCGTAGGCGATGTCTATGGCCGCCTTGGCCGATATCCACAGGGGTTGTAGAAACTCGGGGATAAAGCCCGCGGGGACCACCACCGGGCGCTGTTTATTGCCATCTTTCACCCGCACCCCGGTGTCTATCATGATGAACCTCTGCTCATCCTGCGGTGAGACATAGCGGCTTGCGGGGTTGTTCTTCCACGCCACATATGCGGCGGAAGCGGCGGACAGGAGCCCGGCCACACGTGTGGCCATAGTGACGGGCATATCCCTCATCGCCTCTATGAACATATACTTATCCTGTATATTAGGGTTGAGGAACGGGATAATCTGGCTGGCGGTCCTCATCCCATCGCCCGACTGCTTGAAGTCAAGGTTGGTGTCCCTAACCACGGCGCGCCAATCGCTGGGCGCGTTGATAAACATATCGTCGGTTATCTCGTCCATTTTCAGGAGGTTCTTCCTAAACTCTGGCTTGAGGTTGCGATAAACCTGAACGTGCCGGAGCATATCGTCCCAAGACTTCATCGCGGACCCGAGGGCTGACCACCCCTGAGCCGTTCTGTGGTTTAAGGCGTTCATTACATAGGCGTAGTGCCTTTTGGAGGGCTGTTTTATGAATTTGCCTATGGCGGGCATTATCGGCAACTTAGAGTCTATCGCGTTGGCGATATTCAGCGCGGTCTGGAGGTCGTGCGCCTGCGTGTATCCCTCGCGCGCCAGTTTCTCCGCTATTTTGGATTTATTCATCCCCTTGCCAAAATTTGCGGCTTCCCGGTACGCTTTAATCCAGTATTTCGGGTTGAGGAGCGACCCAAGTTCGCCATAGTCGGTGTCTTTAAAGCGCTGGAGATTGAGTTTCTCAGACAGTTTGGGGAACCTCTCGGACACGAAGTCTATCCCCTTTGATACAGCCTTATCCATGGCCCTGCCAGCGGGGGTCCAACTGCCCTTTGAGCGCAGGAGGGTCTCAAACACGTCGCGGCGCACCATGGAGAAATAATACTTGGAGTTTAGGTCTAGAACACCGCGCCTAAACGCGGCCTTCATGTCGGAGGCGAGGAGATGAAACAGGTCGGTGGTATTTTTGTCAGCCCGCCCAAGGAACTCCACGACCTCTCTCGGCAGTATCGCCTCGGACCCGTCTGGAGCCTTAAATCTCTTGAACTCCATCCCCCCCAATTTGCCAGCCTCTTTCTCTATGTCAACGCCGAACTCTTTAATGGCCACGTCTATCACTTTCTTCTTTTCTGAGGCCACAATCTTCTTCATGTGGTACTTGACGAACTGCTCTATGGCGTCCATCTTGGGCATGGCGGCGAAGCCCTCGCGGGCCTTCTTGTACTGCGTAAAAATGTCCATCATTTTTACCGGACCCTCCTCCCCAGCCAACCCCCTCACCCCGTACCGCTCCGCGGCCTCATCGCTTACCTCCATGAAGGAGTAGTATTTATGCTTCTTCTTCCACAGCGCCGCGGTGGCGTCGTCTATCAACCCAGACTTAACGAGGTAGTCCAGAGATATAGTAGAGGCGTCCTCCGCGAAGGTCTCCACGGCGGCATTTATGCGCGCCCAATCAGCGGATTTCCCGGCGGCCACCATTTCAGACTGTAGCGCCTCCAGCACCTCATCCACATCCCGCACCGTCATATCTCCGTATTCAACCCCGTTCTCCGCCGACTCGCGCATGGATTTGAGCATGTAAATACGGTTGAAAAGGTCCTTATCCGTCGCGGACTTTATCGCGGAGGCGATTTTATCCGTCACCTTTTTAACGTCGTACATTAGGTTGGCTATCACTCTGTCGGCCAGACCCCTGTCGGCCTTGTAGGTTTCGGTGACGCCCTTTTGGTTTTTAAACCAACCGCCCCCGAAAATGTTGGAAAAATCGGCCTTGAATTTTATACCGTAGTTGGAGTCAGCCACGTTCTTGACAAAATAAACCATCTTGTCGCGCCAAGTTGACGTCTTCCCGGAGGGCGGCGCGCCAGTCCCCTTGATTATGCCGTCTATGTCCCCCGCTATTTTGGCCTTAACAGGGTTAGAGGCCGTTTTCGCCACGTCAGAGAGGGCCTTAGGTGCGGCCGCGGGCGGCGGGGCGGCCTTGGGGGCCACGGGAGCGGCCTTGGGGGCCACGGGAGCGGCCTTGGGGGCCGCTGTGGCAGGCTTTTGGGGGGCAGATGGGGGTTTGGCACTACCGGCCCCCATTTTGGGCGTAAAAGCCCTATTCTTGGCTCCGAAATCAACCTCCCACGCCTTGCCCGCGGCGTCTCTGGCCGATACCCTTTGCTCAAGCCCGATGGCCGTTATGGTGTCATCCAAGGTTTTTAGCGCCCCCTCGTTGCCAGCGTATCTAGACCTGAGCGACCCAAGGTGGGCCATGGCGTCCTGAGGGGTGGCCCCAGAGGCGTACAGGCGGCCCACAGTCTCTCCTATCTCTGCGCGCGCCATATTAGTGCGGACTTTGTCCATTATGGGCTGTGCCTTCATGCCGAGCGACATTTCGGAGGGCTTCTGCGCGGAAGGGATTAGGAGTGGCTGTTCCGGCGCGGCCTGCGCGGGTGGGGGTTCCTGTGCCTTGCGAATCTCTTTACGCATACCCTTTAGGGCGGCGGGGCCTTCGCGCTGGACCGCTATGCGCTCCAAGGACTCTCTGACGGGCCCCGGGAGGCCCGCCTCAGTGCCCGGCATGCCTTTAGTGGCGAAAGAGGTGGGCCGGAACTCGGGATAGTCAACAAAGACCCGTTCCGGCACCGGGAGGCCCTCATTGGCGGCCTTTTGGACTGCGGCCGCATGCATTTTCCTGCCCTCTGGACCCAAGAACTCCACGGCGGGCCGTGACTGCTGTTGGGCGAGGGAGTCGGAGAGTAGTTTTTCGGTCTCAGGGTCTCCGCCCTTGGCCCGGATGTCGTCTATGGCGGACTTGGTGCGCGCTATTTCGGCGGCCTTTACATCCTCCGCGTGTTCAGAAAATCGCTTCTGCCACATGCCCTCCGGGGGTATCTCAGATATGGCCTCGTCAACCATAGCGGCTTCCTGAGCGGCCTGTCTGGCGGCCTGTTTCTCGGCGCGCGCTACCTCGCCCACGGCCTCGCCCAGCGGGCGGGGTTTCTCTGGGGCCATGGAGCGATATACGTCCCCCACGTCGTCAAGGCCGGACTCGGCTATAGCCTTCTGCCCCAACCTCTCGCTGGCCTCTCTGGGGGCCGCTATGAGGTCCTTTAGGCCCTCTCGCGCGCCCTTCTTCCCAAGCGACTCCGCGGCTTCCCGGCCCGCGGCCTTTAATAGGCCCCCAGCGCCAGCAGTAGCCAAGGATGCGGGGTCCGTCATTTGGATGGGGAGGTCAAGCGCAAACTTGGACACCCCAGCGGCCATCTCTCCGGCGGGCTCTGCGGCGGCCTGAACAGCCCCGCTTTCCATCGGGGTTCTGGGTCTGACGATTAAGCCGAAACGCCCACCGCGGCCTATGGTGGGGCCCTGCGATAGAGTCTCAACACCCCTTTCAACCAATTCGCCCACCGCCTCACCAACCACCCCAGCGCTCTTACGATACTTTTCAACAAAACCCGGAGCCACCCGCTCAAGCACGGGGGTTATCGCCTCTCTGGCCACCTTCATGGGGCCCATGGCGCGCTCGGCCCACTTGGG